TGACACAATTGCTTATTCAATTCAATCGGGTGCTTTGCCAACAGGTATAACTCTTAATTCTTCAAGTGGTGTTTTAAGTGGTACACCAACAGCCTCTATAACTGCTGATACGACTTACAACTTTACTGCAAGAGCAACAGCAAATTCTAAAACTGCTGATAGAGCATTTAACATTATTGTTAAAAATACAAATTCTGGAAATCACAACAACGCACCTTTAAGTGGTGGTGTAGCGTGGTTTGATAGTGGTTCTTCGTCTGGTGGTTATTATGGAATAGATAGAAATTTACCTGTCTCAGCAGGAGATTTAATTACAACTTTTAAAACAAGAAAAGGTGGTACTGGAAATCAAACTTGGTGGGGAATGATTGCGGAAAGTAGCACTACATCAAATGGTTTTGTAATTATTGGTGCTTGGAAATGGACTTATAACAATCCTAGTGATGGTGCAATAGTCACTCACAATACCTCATCTGCAAGTGCTTTTGTTAAACATAATTCAATAACTTCGTATGCTAACAATACAATAGTAATTCCTAGTGGTGCAACTGCCTCTACTGGAACTGGCAATTATTTTACTGCTTGGTGTTCTTCAGATGGTGTGACAGGGTCAGGTAGTTTATATGCTGACGCTACAAGTGGTGCGCAAGTAGATTATATAGATGTACCAACTTATGCTAGTAATATTGGTGTTAGTACAGCAAATGCGTATCCCAACAATTTATCAAATGATACAGTAATAGTCACTTCAAGTAATGACCAAGGTGGAGATATGCACATAAGAATTGAAGGATAATATCGTGCCTAGAAAAAAAATTACACCAACGCAATATGCTGAACATACAGCAGGTGTAAGACTATCAGCACACGAAAAGTTATGTGCAGAGAGAATGAAGTCAATACAAGATAGTATAAATGAATTAAAAAGAGAAGTTAAATCACTAAGACAAGATGTTTCCAAAGGTAAAGGTGCAATAAGTGTACTTGTATTTATTGGTGGTATTATTGGTGTTGTCTTAGGTTATTTTAACTGGGAGTAAACATGTTTAATTTTATTTTACCTTTATTAAAAAATCCGTTGACAAAAATTATAGCAGATAAAACTATAGGTGCTATACAACACAAATTAGAAAAAGATAAAATTATAAAAGCAAAAGAAATAGAAGCCGCATCAGCTTTAGATATTGCTAAAGTCGGCGTGCAATTAGAACAAGTAAAACAACAACAAAATTCTTGGAAAGACGAATATTTAGTAGTATTTTATACACTTATATTTGGAATGCATTTTTTACCATGGACTCAACCATGGTGTGATAAAGCGTGGGACGCATTAGGAAAAGCTGATCCAATGTTTTGGTATATTATATTAACAATGGTTGGTGCATCGTTTGGTGTAACAACACTCAACAAAATTAAGAAGAAATGATTATAGACAAAATAATATTAAAGTTTTTTGGTTGGTTAGACACATTAAGTGAAAAATTAAATGATGTCTTAACTTTTCAATTTCCAAATTGTAAAGAACAAGATTGTCCTAAAAAGAAAAAGAATAAAAAATGAAAATATCTGATCAAACATCTGTAGCAATGCCGATGAGAAATTTGATCAGTATTGTCATGGCTGTTGCCGTTGGCGTCTGGGCAT